TGCGGTACATATACTTTCGCCAGTTCAGTCACCATCGTCGGCGCTGGGCGCGGCGCCACGACCTTGAAGATCCAGCCGGGTTGCACCTTGCCGGCACTCACGGCGGGAAGTGGTGACGGGTTGTTCAATATGTCTAACGGCACGGGTGGTGGGTGGCGGGATTTAACACTGGAGTTAGCTGGCGCTATTGATCCTAATCATGTCGGTCCTGGCGGGTTTTTCAGCCCGATTTTCTATTATCGGTGTCAAAACTCCTTTTTGATCGATAACTTTGAAATGGTTAATATGGGCGATAACTCAGTCGGGGTTATGGCGGGCGCCAACGGTTGTCAATCTTATAACTGGACGATACAGAACAGCCGGTTTCATCTGACGACAGCGAATAAGGACTATGTCAACGGCGCGATTAACATGGGTGGCGGCACCGCCAGCTTCAATAACATACACATTGACAACAACCGGATAGAAGGTGCCGGGGTGCAGATTGATGGTGAGAATGTTTTTGTCACCAACAATGATATCTCTGGCTGGGCAATGGGGACGGCTATTTTCCAGGTGCCGGTGCTTAGCCATCGACATTTCATCACCGGAAATATGTTTCGTGATAGTGCTACGACGTATGACGCCAACAATACTTCGTCCGGTGGTATCGAACTTGATGGCGAGCACAGTGTGTTTGCCAACAATCAGTGCCGCAACCTGGGCGGCCCCTGCGTTATTTTGTTTGGTAGCTATAATCTGGTCGAAGGCAATACCAGTGAGAATGTCGGGCTTGCGGTGCCGCAGACCGTTCAGACCTGGGGTGCTTACCACGTAGTGGATAACTCCGGGCCAAGTTATCCGCAGACCCCGCGCCCGCCAACCGACAACGTGATCCAGAATAATACCGATCTCGGCGGCCCTAACCAGCTTTATAGTTACTTTGAGCGGTTTATCGGTCACGCACACGTTAACACGATCGTTCGCAATAACTATTTCGCTGGCGGATCGCTCGGCACTTATTATGTACTTAATGCGTCAACCAAGATTACGCCGCGACGTGACGAGACGATTATCTCCAATGTAACGGCTATCCAGAACGGCGGTCTGGTTTCCAGTACGACTTATAAGCCTGGCGGTGCGACGCTGACGGCGGTCAACGAGGTGTCGTCGCAGCCGATATTGGGCGCATCGGCGGTGCCGGTGGGAGCGATGCGCGGGTTCCTGTCGCAACCGAACCTGGCGGCTGATTTTACCGGCACGTTAACGCAGGCTTATGGATATGATTTTGCTCCGATCAATACCAGCGGCGTATCACCGGGTAGTGTTATCGGATACTCGGCTGGCGGCGCCGGAACCGGTAACGGTGCGATTTCCGGTACATATACCAACTACGGGTTTTTATCTAATTCCCCCACAGCGGCTGCCGGTGCCGGCGGTACGCTGATCAACAGTGGTTTGCGGACTACGTTGGGCACCGGCAGCAGTGCGGGCACGACCAACCGGGGGGTCTGGGTCACCGGCAACGGCGGTGCGGCCAGCACCAATTACGCGATCTACAGCGACAGCACGGCCAGGAGCCTGTTCTCGGGGCCGATGACCTTTACCGCGTTGCCGACATCGGCAGGTGCGGGCGGGCTGGCGGTGTGCGTCGACAGTGCGGGTGTGCTGTACAAGAAGGCGGCCTGTCCATGACCCCCGGCAGTTACGATCTGTGCATCTACCGGGGCGACACCGGGCGCTGGCGGTTTGTCAGCCGTCCGGCACGCTGGGGAATAACGCGGGGGTGGTTAATGTCTGCCCATGATGTGGCGGCGGATATGTAATGGCAAACTGGCTCACCCGCGCGCTCGGCTGGGGCGGCGCGGCGGCGCCGGAAGGTGCGGTGCGGCCGGGGCCTTACATGCTATCGAACGGCTGGCTGCCCGCCGGTAGCGCTTGGAACTACTGGCAATCGGGGCAGAACGTGCAGCCCTACGGTTCGCGCTCGGCGATGCTGGAAGCCTGCATCAGCGCCTATGCGCAGACCGTGCCGATGTGCAGCGGCGACCACTGGCGCAGCCTCCCCAACGGTGGCCGCGAGCGAGTGACGAACTCGGCGCTCTCGCGCATCATGCGGCGCCCAAACGACTACCAGAGCATTTCCGATTTCCTGCTGAATTTGACGCGGCGGTTGTACGAATGCGGCAACGCCTATGCGGTGGCAGTGCGCAACGACAGGGCCGAGATCGCCGAACTACACCTAATGCGAACCGGAGCCGCGACCGTCGCCGAGGACGGCAGCATCTTCTATTCGCTATCCGGCAACGAGATCATCGAGCGGCGGCTCGATTTATCGCAAGGCGTGCCGAGCCGGGATGTGCTGCATGTGCGATTGCACACACCGCGGCACCCGCTAAAAGGCGAGTCGCCGATCCTGGCGGCGCAGCTTGACCTGGCGATGTCGGGCGCGGCGCTGCAACAGCAGGTGCAGTTCTACATCAACCAATCCCGCCCGAGCTTTCTGCTGACCACCGATACAGTAATGACGCGGGTGCAGGCGCAAGAACTGCGCGCCTGGTGGAATGAGCAGTCGCAGAGCGAGAATGTCGGCGGCACGCCGATCCTGACGAGCGGGCTGAAAGCGCAGCCAGTGCAGACGAACGCGGTGGACAACCAACTCGTCGAGTCTCTCAAAATGAACGACCAGAACATTGCGCTGGCGATGCGCATTCCGTTGCAAATACTCGGCATCGGCACCTCGACATTTTCCAGCACCGAAATTTTGATGCAGTCGTGGCTCGGGACCGGGTTGGGGTTCACGCTGAACCACATCGAGGAGGCGTTCGGGCTCGTGTTCCGACTCCGCGGTGTGCCCGACGAGTATTTGGAATTGGACACGCGCGCGTTGCTGCGCTCGGCCTATCGCGAGCGCATCGAGGGGCTGGCGCGGGGCGTCATCAGCGGCATCTACTCGCCCGACGAAGCGCGTGCGCAGGAGGACCTGCCGGCGGTGCCGGGCGGGCACGGCGCCGAGCCGCGCGTGCAGGAACAGGTCGTGCCGCTCAGCTACGGCAGCGACATGCAGCCGCCCTCGCCGCAGGCCGCATTGCCGCCGCCGCCCCCGCCGCCGGCCGACACACCGAATCCAGATGACACTGCCAGCAAACTCGCTGCGTTCCGCGCTGCGTATGACGAACACCGCCGCATTGCCGCCTGACCCGCTGGCGGCCGAGCTCGGCTCGGTCGTCGGGGCGCTGGAGCGGGAATTACGGTTGCAGATGGCGGCGATGCTGGCTGAGGCGCGCGAGGAGATCGCCACCTTGCGGGCATGGCGCGCCGAGGCGGCGTTGCTCGTTGCCTCGCTGGTTGGCCCAGCGGGGCCAGCGGGGCCGCCTGGAGATAGGGGAGAGCCCGGCGAGGGCATCACAGGCCCGGCCGGGGAACAGGGCATCCCAGGGCCGCCAGGCGGGCCCGGAGAGACGGGCCGCACGCTGGCCTTCCGGGGCCACTGGAAGGCCGCTGAGGCATATGAAGCGCTCGACGTGGTGATGCTGGAGGGATCGTCGTTTGTGGCCGTCAGCGACGCTCCGGGGGCGTGTCCTGGGGATGATTGGCGACTGCTTGCCGTTCGCGGCAAGGCGGGGCCGCCGGGGGCCGCCGGACCTATTGGCGAGCGGGGCTATCCGGGGCCGCCGGGACCATTGCCCGCGGCGCTGGCGGTGGACGACGAGGGCATGCTGACGCTGTGCTATAGCGACGGCACCCGGCTTGACTGCGATCTATACCCGGTGCTGGCGAAGCTGCGATGAGGCACGGCTACCGGATCACGCGCGTCGTGACGCCGGCCGCCAGCATGGCGCTCGTGAGCCTCGACGATGCGAAGGCCGCGCTCGGCATCGATGCCGGCGACACCTCGCAGGACGCGGTGCTGACGGCGCAGATCGAGGCGACCTCGATGGCGATCAACAATTACTGCGACCGGGTATTCGTGGTGCAAACCTACCGCGACCAATTGCGCGACGCTTACGGCGCTTATGGCGAGCCGTTGGTGACTCGGCAATACCCGATTGTCGTGGTGGACGGCACCTCGCCCATTGTCAGCGAGGCCGGCGTGGCGCTGGCCCCGGCGATGTTGGAGGTATTCCCCGAGGGCGGCGCGATCTATCGGCTTGACGCAACGGCGCTGCCGATCGCGTGGGGCGCGGCGCT